CTATATTGAGTTAATTGCTGTTTCAAAGAATGAGACAGCTTTTTTTGCATTCTCTTTTGATAAATGGCTATAAATATCCATAGTCATAGATAGAGTAGAGTGCCCTAACCTATATTGGAGTTCTTTGTAGGGGATACCTGTGTTGAGCAATAAACTAGCGTGAGTGTGACGAAAACCATGAAAGCCTATATTCGGTACATTCGCTCTTTTAAAATGTGTTCTTAATCGAGTTTGTAAGGTTCTATTGTTGGGGTACTTATGGATAAAATCAGAAAATACCACTGTTTCTGAACGACCTAACTTCCATGCTTCTTGAATCTGTCTTCGTCTATACTGCTTAAGCATTGTAATTGTTTGACTATCTATGTCAATATCACGATAGCTTGACTTTGACTTTGGACTATTAATTTCTTGCTTGTAATTTAGCGTTTTTGTGATATGAACAACGGCATTATCCAAGTCGATATCTGACCAGTTTAGAGCTAACGCTTCATTAATGCGACAACCTGTAGCTAACAAAAACTTATAAAGTGTGACTTCGTAGAAGTTTCTATATTTACTTTTATCTAGATTGTTTAAGTAGTTGAAAAATGTTCTTAGCTCATCATTTTCAAAATGCTTTACTCTTTTAGTGTTAGCTTTCTTAGTGTTGCGAGGGAGAATGACCTCACGAGCAGGGTTGAATGGTATAGCTTGCATGATAACACCATATTGTAGTATACGTTTATTTAGCGCGTGTATTCTGTCATAATGGAGATAAGCTTTTCTTTCTCCTTTATTAGTTTTATCAGCTAGTTTATTGATGATAGACTGTATAAGTGGTGTCGTTAACTTATCAAGCTTATATGCTCCAAAAATTGGTATGACATGAACGGTTAACAGCTTTTCAGTAGCTAGCTGAGTATTGTATTTTACGGTATGTTTGTAACTATCCCACCATAAGGTTGCAAGTTCCTGATAGCTTGTTACGGAAGTAGCTTTGAAGCGAGTAGAACCATTTTTTATAAACTCAACAGCTCCTTGCTTAGCTTTTTCTCTAACTTCTTTCTTAGTTCGTCCTGTTATTTTAGTGGTTACTTTCTTACCTGTTACTTTATCAGTACCAAGATAAACACTGGCACGATAAATTACCGTACCATCTTTCTTTTTTACTTCATTTATTTTCACGATTATAAACCTTTCCATCAGCAGGCAAGCTATTATTAAAAGGGTTTTAGATTAGTTTATATCATGGTATAATAACGGTATCGGGTTAATATCCGAAATATTATAAATAGAAAATTGTGATATAATATTAGACTTTTAAGACCTTGCGAGCGTAAAAACTTGTGAAGTCTTTTTTGTTTGGTTTTGTAAGGTATAGAGAGTTTCAGAAGAAGTTTTGCATGTCTAAAAACTAGATCAAAGTTTACATAGATTCGAGCTCTTGAAAATGATTGCCTTTGGTACTCTGATAGTAGCTATCATGAATAACAAGAATAAATAGAAAAACCGTCCCACACTTTAGTCAATCGTGGACGGTTTATAAAAAATATAAACAAATACGGTAAGACTACCGTCTTAAACGGTGTTACCACAGGAGATTGTTTGCGCAATCTCCTTTTTCTATGTCCATTATGGCTTTGTTTGATAAAGAAGTCAAAGGGTATAGTTAGAAAGTCTAGTTTTTAGCGCTCTTGGCGTTCCTTAACATTACCTAAATGCTTAACCACAAGCTTTCAGAATTTTTTCTAATTTAGTATCTTTAAGGTTACCCCCCATCATTAAAAAATGTTGTTCAATCCCAGTTTTGAAACCGGTGGGAAGGGTCAACTGTCCAAATATTTGCTTTTTTTCTCACACGACCCCCCTCCCCGAGGATAAGAATACTAAATTATCACATCATTAAAGAGACAAACGTTTCTAACTGCCATTGCTTTTATTGGAGGAGTAGTTGCATAAGTTGGAAATCGATTATACTTTTGCAAAGTGAATGATGAAAATAGCTCATGAATTACCAAATTTCCCGACGTTGGGAAATATCGGAACAGAAGCTCTCTACCTTATTGCCACCCTTCCAGATGACCAAAAGCAAGAACAGCTTGAATAACCTATGGCTTCCTATGGTGGAAGGCTGACGCTCCTGAATCGTTCAACGTTGAGAGATTTGGCAACTCCGTTGACATGTTGCTGTAGTCCCTAAATGTTGGTACGTGCCAACATAATACGTCAACCTATTTCAATAGTCCTAAAACGCTCGGTAAATTCACTTAAAGAACTTGAAAAAACTTGATATATCGGTCGTTTATTAATTTATTTTTTCCGTTGTGATAGCTTCTAAGATCAGTAGACTTTTTTAGCATATAGTATTCAGAAATCGGACTTTTCGGCTCTCCTAAAAGGTTGTTAAAGATAATTATTTGGTGAAAAATGATGGAATTTCGAGTGTGAACAGAGAGCGAACTCCGAGAAATTGGCTTGAAGCTAGAGCGAAGTAAGAGAAATATAGTAAACGGTGTTTCATATTGAGGGAATAACTCATGGATGATAAGTACTATCTCCATTATCACTGCTAGTTGTGTCACCAACCTGATTTTCAAATTCATTCGGTGCATAGTAATCTCTTGAGTCTTGGATTTCCTTAATTGCAGAATTTAATTCCTCTTCCGTCATTTCACTTGATGAAGATGTATCACTTGAATCTTCCACACCCCGAGTGCCACCTCTACCACCACTATTTGAAGTTTCACTGCTTGACTGTGATTCCTGACTTTTGTCCGTAGTTGATGAAGGTGCAGGCTGTTCTTGTGTACTTGTTTTTGTATTATCTTTGCTAACTTCTTTCTTCTTGGAGTCTTTGGTAGAACCAGAATTTTTTGATTTAATTTCTATCAATTTTTCATATATTTTTTGTGTTAAAGATTTCTGTTGGCTTGCTGTTAGATAGTGAGATGTCCTAATAACAACAGTTCCAAATACATAGTGAGAACCTGGATTAAACATACCTGCACTGTCAAATGCACTCAGGTATATATTACGTTTTTCTGCTTCTTCTTTGGTTTTAAAAACCTCAATATTTCCTCCTGCATCGGTCCCCTTATCGAGCACATCCTTACCTTCTACAGCTTCAGTTACCTGGTTATCAGTAAAGTAGATTGAGGCAGTATAACCACCTTGTTTATTTAGTTTTCCATTAGGGTCATTGCTTTCTGTCACTGACTGAACGCCTGTAACTGTATCAATCTCTTTTAAGCGCTCCTCAACAAAACTTTGACTGGGATTGGTTATTTGGGCTAGTTGCTTAACACTATTTGTATATGCTAAAGAACTATCAGCTAAAGACTGAGTAGCTTTTGAATAATCTATTGGTTGATTAAGCGACTTGGTTTGTTTCTTGATAGCTTCGGTTTTATCTGCTACCTTTGGAATTTCTCTTAAGTCACTTTTGGCAGTTGCTACTGCTGCTTTTAGGTTGTCTAAAGTCCTTACATCTAGCGGCTGCTGGTTTGACTTAACGAGCTTTTCAGCTTTGGCAATCTCACTTTTTAGCGTCTTATTCTTTGACTTAACTGTCTGAACAGCTTTATTAAAGTTTGTGACAGCCTCTTGGTGAGGGGCGTAACTTAGGAAATAATAAGCTGAACCACCACCAATAGCTAGCAATGCGACCAGCACAACAATAATTCTCTTTTTCATGTTTGTTTCTCCTCTATGCGCGTGAGTTAATGCGGAAAATCAATATCTAAACCCGCTAGTCCCTCTAAAATATTTATTATGCTTTCCCTTTCTTTTGGCGTTAGTAAAGAAAAATAAAAAATAAGCTTTTTAAAAACATTTGGGGTATCCCCACCGTCAATAAATTCAATAAATTTCTTTGTATAAAGCGTTTAAATACAGATACCATGGTTTTATTTATATAGATGAAACCCTTGAAAATACTGGCGCGTGGGTTAGAATATTTCCAATTTAGAGTCTGTTTTATTATTCTGCTTTTCTTGTTTTTCTAAGTCACTATAAAAATCTAACAAAATATTTGTAATCTGTTCGAATTTTAGGGAGTAAGTCCCTTTTTTTGCTGTTTCATAATGTGATAACACACTTACATTATTTTCGATAAACTGAATTGCTGCTAGAGTTTCCCTTTTTAGTTTTTCAATTTCTTCGGGATTTGTTAAAAAATGAAGATTCGTTATGACTTTCACCGTTGGTAAATCTTCTAATTCATTCAAGTTGCCATGAATAAATAAATCTAAGTCATCGCTATACCCCAACAGATACCCCACTGACACGTTAAAATAATCCGCTAGGGCTTGGGCTTTGTCTGATTTAATATCTGCTTTTCCATTCTCCCAGTTTTGCAACGTTCTAAAATGAACACCTATATCATCGGCTAGACCTTGCTGGGTCAAGCCTTTTTCTTTGCGTAACTCTTTTAATCTATTCATATATATCACAACCTTTCATTTATGATTATATCATATTGTGAAAGATATGCACAAAAAAAATATACAAAGGTTTAGAAAAACTATTGACGTGTATAATTTAAGTGTGTATAATATAAGATATAGCACAATTAAAATGTGCTAAAGGCAGACACAAAACTTATCACAACCTTTCACTGTCTGCTTTTATTTTTTTAGAGAAAGGAGCAGATACATGCTTATTACAGAAGAAATGGCGAAACGTGTACGGGTCAAGCGAGCGATTGAGCGAATGACTGCTAAAGATTTAGCGGAGAAGTTAAATACTACTCACGTCACCCTTGCTAAGGTCGAGCAAGGCGACTATGACGCCCCGCGCCGTATCTATAACGCTGTTATAGAATGGCTTGCTGAAGATTACTAAAGGAAGGACAACTTATTGAGAACAGAAACATGGAATGGATATGATATCCGATTTGTAGAGCACCAAGGCGAATGGTGGGCAGTTCTTGCTGATATTTGTCACGCGCTAGACTTAAAACCAAAACGTGTGAAAGAGCGTTTAGTTGATGAGGTCGTTTCAACCGACCACGTCGCAGACAGTTTAGGACGTCAACAAGAAATGCTAATTGTTAACGAGTTTGGAATTTATGACACTATTTTTTCAAGTCGTAAACCAGAAGCAAAATCATTTAAGTTTTGGGTATTTGAAACCATTAAACAGTTAAGACAAAGCACAGGCCTAGAGGGCTTCCAAGTATTTAGAATGTTTGATAAAGAACATCAGAAGCAGGCAATGAATAGGCTTGTCGATGGCTTACAAAATGCAACTAAGAAAGACCTTATCAAAGCAAACACTATCGTAAACAAAGCCGTTTCTGACCTATATGGTTACCCTAAGATGGTTAGTAAAAACGGGATGACAGAAAACATGTTGCGAGACCGTGAGTCTATCCTTGATGAAACGGTTGAACTAATCAAGGTTAAAGAAAAATACGGCTTAAATTTTAGTGTATCTGAAGCTATCTATAACCAAAACACAATAAAAAAAGCGCAGTGATGCGCGTGGATAAAGGAGAAATGATTATGAAAGCAACAACTTACAAAGAGTTGAAGAAATGGATTGATGAAGGTGTTGATTTAGCTGAGCTAGCACAGGGTTACGCTGACAAAGTACCAAATGCAGATCGCGAACAGTTTGAAGCAATCACACAGGAAATTTTCAACGTATTGGAAGGCGTATCGCTCATGCTTGATGACAAAGTGCTAATCTATAATCGCAAAGCAGAGCAAAAGCGTTTGAATGACATTGAACAAGGCAATTATTAATCAATAATCAAGAGCAACAAAAAAAGGCTTACCGAGACCAATCAGCACAGCCTTTAACTAGTATAACTAAACTCAAATAATAAAGCAGGCAAGCTATTATTAAAGGGGTTTTAGTAAAAGATTTGATAGCTAGATTATACCATATCTAGGATATTTTGACTACTATCCTTTAAAACTAGCACGAATCTAGTACAAGAAACAAGCAATCAATAAGAATACTACACAGAAAATAAAATTCAGCGAGAAAAGACATAATGAAATATAGAGTAGAAACAAATCCTTTTTCAAAAGATAGATACACTCCTGAACAGCTAGAAATGTTCAAAAATCGCCAACTCAGCAAAGATAAAGCTGAAGCATATTTCACTCGACTATATAGCCAACATATTGCTCGGGTGATTATTGCTAATGTAATGGCAGAGTATACGACTACATTCAGGAAAAGTGCCACTACTTTTGAAGAAGCATGGGGCGCTTTAGGTTATAAACAAACCACAGAGATTGTCTTTAGAGCCGTTAACGGTTTACCATGTTCAGAGAAAGACACAGGGGAATTAGAAACTTATTTAAGTGAGGTATCCGCATGAGGAGTATTGAAGAATTAAAAGCGATTGCTGAATATATTTTGGAACACACGACGGATAGTGAAAAAGCCCATTTTCCTAATATGACAAGAGAAGAAAAAAAGGATTGATAATTAAATATGGCAATTCAAGAACTTAACTTTACACCAACACAGACACTTATTTTATTCATTGTTTTAGGTCTCTTAGGGCTTCTCCTTAGCCGTTCTAAGTCTTTAATAGACATTGATTTACCAGAAGATACCCAAGCACCTAAACCACCTCAGAACGCAAACTATGGGGCTTATATTCAATCACAGAACCATTATTACAATTAGAGAGGAACTGCATGACAACGGAAGAATATTTTAAAAAATTGCTAGAAGATAGCGAAAAACATCCTACAAACTGGTTGAGTGATAGGGTTTTAGACAAAAATATCAAAATGCTAGATGAAGATATTGAAGCAGAGTGGGACGATTTTCCGTTATTCACGAAAAAAATATTTATCAATACTACACAACGTGACTATAACAAAGCTGATGCCGTTGTTAAATTTTTGGAATCAATGCCAATAGAGATGGAATATAAAAAAGTGCTAAATATAGTTATACAAGCATTGAACGAGTTAAAAGATAGTCTTAAAAATCAAGTGCTTGGTGTTATTGATAACCAAATCCTGTTTCCAAATGATAAGGAGGACACGAAATGACACTACCAGAGAATTATAGACGTGTCCTTAATCTGATCAAGGTTGGAGCAGACAATCCTATCACAGGGGCAGAGATTAGCTTAATACTGAAACTTGAAGAACGTTCAATCCAAAGTATCATCAGTAACTTAATCACGCGCTATAACGTCCCTATTGTCGCTATAAGACATGGGTTTAATCGTGGCTACTTCATCCCAGCTAATAAGGAAGAATTACTAGAGGGTGCCAAAGCCTTTTATAACCAAGTACAAAAAGAACAAGAACGTTTGTCTGTATTAATGAATGCGGATCTAGAGAGTTATAAGAAGTTACTGAAGGAGGCTGATATGAATGTTTAGTTTAAGTAAAGAGAGTGAACAGGATTTAACTCAGGGGGTACTGGAGCTGGTAGGAAATTACCTGGAAGTACGTGAGCAAACCCAGCCCAGACTATTAGGGTTGATAACAGCCCAGCAAATTAAAGATGAACTAGGCATAAAGGCCAAGACATTAAAGCGTTGGGAAGATAACGGTCTAAGACGATACCAACCACCACTAGAAGATACGAGGAAGCATTACTATAAAGTCAGTGATATTCTTATTTTTTTGGGGGTGGATACGTAAATGGCTATTTATGAAACAAGAGGTTTTAGTTCTTATCTCTACCCCTACAAAGGACAGTTAGAACCATTTGACTATATTGCTCATTTTAAACCTTTGAAAACTCCTGAAGGCATCGATATTGAAGAATACAAGCGAACACAAGCTCCCTACTGCCTGAGTGGCAAAGTCACAGCAGAGAAAAACGGTAGCTATAAGCGTAATAATGCTAGTTTGGTTTACCGTGATTTGATTTTTCTTGACTATGATGAAATAGAAACAGGCGTAAACCTACCTAAAATCGTTTCTGAGACACTTTGGGAGTACAGTTATATTATTTATCCAACGATTAAACACACACCCAAGAAGCCCCGTTATCGTCTTGTTGTGAAGCCTAGTGACGTAATGACTGAAGCGACTTATCAACAAGTGGTCAAGGAGATAGCCGATAAGATTGGACTGCCTTTTGATTTAGCTAGTCTTACCTGGTCGCAATTACAAGGCTTACCCGTTACAACAGGCGACCCAGAGGACTATCAGCGCTCTGTGAACCGTGGTCTTGATTATCCTGTTCCTAAAAACGGTAGCACACCAAACAGACAGGTTGTTACTACTTACACGCCACGCCCTAGAAGTCAGCGTTCTATTACCATGAGGGTCATAGATACCTTGTTTAATGGTTTTGGAGACGAAGGCGGACGTAATGTAGCCTTAACTAAATTTGTTGGTTTGCTATTTAATAAATGGGTGGATTGTGATTTAGAGACGGCTTATGAGCTGGTACAAATAGCTAACAGCGTGACAACTAAGCCACTACCCATTGATGAGATAGACAAAACTTTTAGAAGCATACTCGATACAGAACTAAGAAAGAGAGGAATCAAGCCATAGAAAAGGAAGAATTGAAAGATTATCAAAATAAACTATCACAAGCCACTCAACCTGCTTTTGCCCCTGCATTCAGGACGCGAAAAGGTAGAGGAGACAAAGAATATGTCATTAGTAGCCCCTACAATGTCGGTAAGGTTTTTGAATTCTACGAAAATATCTTCACAGGTATTAAATACAACGAATTTGAAAAAACTATTGAAATCACTAAAACACTCCCTTGGTCTAAAGAAAAAGGGCTATGGACGAATGAACAGACCAGCCTTTGTATTGCATTCATTGATGATAAATATCGGTTTACCCCTCGTAAAGAACATATAGAGGTAGCTATTACCGCTTTAGCTAAAAAGAACTCTTACCACCCCATTAAACAGCGTATTGAAAGTCAAAAATGGGATGGTAAAGCTAGAGGAGAACGCTACTTTATTGATCTATTAGGCTGTGCTGATAATTCCTATAATAGAGAAATTGCCAAAGTATGGCTAACAGGTCTTATAGCTAGAATTTATCTCCGTAAAGTAAAGTTTGAAGTCGTTCCTATTCTCATTGATAAAAGACAAGGAACTGGAAAAAGCACTGTTACTAAGCGCTTGCTTCCTAGCTACCACACCGATTCAGAAATCAAGTTTGGTAAAAATGATAGTGATTATCAGAAGATACAAGCCAATGCCATCATCGAGCTAGGGGAGCTAAAAGGTATGTCAAAGGCAGAAATTGAAACGGTTAAAAGCTTCATTTCCTCAGATAGTGATACTTATCGTGAACCTTATGAACGTAAAGCCACTCCTCATCCAAGGCACTGTGTCTTTATCGGGACAGCTAACAAAAAATCTTTTCTTAAGGATAGTGGAACAGAAAGACGCTTCTTCCCTATTGAATGTGGTATCAATGACGTGGAAAAACATCCTATGGAGGTGGAAGAAGATTATTTCTTACAGATACTCGCTGAAGCCAAAGTATGGTTTAACAATTATGAACCACTAACACCATCTAAAGAGTTGATGAATCAGTTAGCTGATATTCAAGAAGATTATAAAGTTGAAGACGTTGACAAAGAAATCATTGACCAATTACTGAATGAGTTTCAAATTGTTGAAGGTTGGGATAGTTTATCACAGTATGAACAACGGCAATACGTCCTAAAACAGTTGGGAGAACCTTTAGATAATGCTCAAAGTTATAGTGACTACCCTTCTGCACAGACAAATTGCTTACTCCAGGTCACAAGTCCTAACCATATTGCTTATCTGGGGTTTAACCAAAAACCAACGCAAGGCGGTAAAGCTCTTATTTCTCAAAAAATACGTGACCATTTAGATAATGATGACGGCTGGAAAAAAGGAGAGAATCCCGCAAGAAAAAGACTATTTAAAGGTGGCACTCCCGTATCTTACTATGAACGAGTTTAAAAACTACACTAATACTACATAAAAACTACACGTAATAACACAAGCCAAAACATTGGTATTATAAGCTTTATACTCTATTGTAGTATTAGTAGTATTTAATACTATAGATAATAATATTTATAACTAATAGTGCGCGTGCAAAAAAAGAAAGTCTTTTGGTCAAATTAATGCTACTAAAAACACAAAATGTCAAAAACCCTTGATACAACTGGCTTTAGCCCTGTGTTTTTTGCTGTGCTATTTGATTTTTTAAATGTTAATAACACACATTTTAGAGAGAAAAGAGGGACATATGAATCCTAACTATACAAATCATGGCATAAAGAAAATGCATTACCATTATGATGACCTGCCAAACGACCAGCTATACCGATTGGAGCTTCCCAATGGTCAATGCGGTTATGACTTCATCAGCAAAATCAATTTCAACACCAAGTCTAAACCTGGTGATTGTGATTTTACAAGACCAGAACTCATACGCCGTGGTTATCGCTGGGTCTTTGACTGTGGCTTTGCTATACCCGTTGAGAAAGGAGAACAAACACAATGAAAATCAAGCTATTTTATCAAAAACACAAAGAATCACTGGATGATTTTGAATATCGAATCAATCAATTTACCCTATCGGTATCTGTGATAGACATTAAATTTTCAGAAGCAACTTATGGCAATTATGAAGACATGAGTACCACAACTTCTTTATTGGTCTTGTACAGGTAACTAAAATTACACACACGAGGCGGTAACACCGTCACTATACAAGGAGACTGCACCCTTTATAATGAGTTGGTCAAATATCTTCTATCTGGGCAACAACCAAACTGGGTAGCCATCATCAATTTATCAGACATTATAGCAATCACAAAGGAGAAATAACATGAGAACATTTTCAGACACACCAAAAACATTTACATTCCACTATACTTTTAAAGACTTTGATACTGCGCAAGTTGCCTGTCATGCCATTCTAGGGTATATGACTGGGAGCTATGAGCAACCAGTGATTGACGCAACTTATCACAATGATGATCAAGGTGGTCATGCTAACCAGTTAGTACTTGAATATGCCGAAGACAGAAAACTAAATAAGGTCTTCAAGCGTATCTGTGACAGCTTTAAGGACTATTACAACCAACCTGAGGATATGACGGATGAAGAACTTGATGACGTAGCTCAAGAAACTGAGTTACTAAAGGAGGTTGAAAGTACTGACAAGAAGCGCGTGGTTCCTTTATTTGACAATAGCCAAGAGAAAGCGGACAAACAAGACATATTCATGGCTTTCATCTCAGACCACAACCAACTCGCCGAACACGTTTCCATGAATTATAAAAAGATGACTCAAGAGGATTTAGGAGCTGTACTTGAATCTATCAGCCAAGGCTTTAATTATTTGTATGATATGGCTATTGAGGGTGAGTTACTGGTTAAATAAACAATCAGAGGGATTTCCCTCTTTTTGTCGTTTATCAATAGTTTTGGGTTATTTGAATACTAAGGAGAAAAGATGTTAGAACTAGCTATTGAGAGTATCATTAAACCAATGAAGAAACAGGAAAAGACTAGAGTTACAGGAACAATAAATGACCAATCTATCACCATAGACCTAGATAACCTAATCGTCCATTATGAGGGGCAAGAATTCTTACTTGAAACGATACCAGGAACTTATGGTGGTAAGCGCTACTTCTTCCTGTGTCCTGACTGTGAGAGACGTTGTAGAAAGTTATTTAAGGCTTCTCATGCCTTTGCTTGTGGTACTTGTCAGAAGCTTCATCAAGCGACACTCAATCGAAGTAAGACAGATTGTCAATACTATTGGCAACTAGCCTTTAAAGAGTGTCTGAAAGTAGATTCAAAAGCAAAACACAAACATGGTTATTATAGTTATGATGACTTTCCTAAGCGTCCAAAGTACATGAGAATGACTAAATACTTATATCATTGGAAGAGATTCCATTACTATATGGATAAGGGGGACAAATACTGGCTATAACATTCGGAAAAACAGATAGCTGTTATCAAAGCTAGATACGTGGATGACTTATCATGGGATGAGATACCCGACAAGCTAGGTTATTCAAGGAATACTGCATTCAAATTACATAGAGAAGCTTTAGAGGTATTAGATGAGCAAGAAGAACGCTATTCGTAAATTAAAAGAGTTTCATAGATGGCAACGTATCGCCAATAGCCTTGATTTAAGCTATAACGAGCGTTACCAGTTTGATATAAAATATCATCCCACGCGCAGAGAACACCTTGAAATAAGCCGAGAATGTGCCTTAGAGGAGCTAGACGCTATCAAGTATGCTATCAACCAACTGTCTAAGATAGACTACAGAAAGATATTGATTGAGTGTTACTTGATTAGTGAGAAAAAAACTCAGCAAGACATCATAGCAGAACTTAACAAAAGTCAAAGTTGGTACTACGAGACTAAGAAAAGAGCTTTGCTTGAATTCGCCCAGAGTTATAGGAATGGTGTGTTAATAACAACAGCATAGGCTCTTGGATATATGCAACTATACAGGTATAGTTTAAAGTGTTATAATAACTAAAAGGAGGTGCTACTATGCACGCTTTAGAAAAAAATACGCAGGTCAACTTTAAAACCAACAGTGATTTACTAGAGAAAGCTAAAGCTATTATCGCAGCCCAAAACCTTGACATGACAGCTAGCTTTAATTTGTTTTTAGAAAACATTGTACAAAATAAAGCCTTACCTTTTGAGACTGACACCGATAAAGAACGAGCTGAACTACTTGCAGGTTTACGAGCTGAAATTGCTAAAAGTTTTGACGATTTAGAGCATGGGCGGGTATACAACGCTAGTGAAGTGAGGGCTAACCTTGGTATCTGATAATAAAACCCATAGCCTTATTATCCCTGAAACCGTACAAGAACAATTACAGGAGATAAAAAGCTATATTGAAACTACTTACTTTTCGGAGCAGGCAGGGGCTAACACCGTCAACAATATTCTTTACGGGCTAGAACGTCTTGAATTTTTCCCAGAAGCAGGATTTAACGCAGATGACAGAGTAGGTGAAACTATTTACCCGCCACATAATACTCGTTGTATTGTTTTAGGGGACTACCTAGCTTTTTATCACATTTTAGAAGACAGAAAAGCCGTTTTTGTATCTGATATTATCCATAGCAAACAAGACTATATCAAACTGTTTAAGAAAAAATAA